AAGACTGCGTGGCGAACACGAAGGCATCCAACGCGGCAATCACGCTCCTCAACACGGCAGCAGCTCCTGTGAACTGCTTCTGGCACAAGGACGCGATTGAAATCCTCCCTGGCCGCTACTCGCTCCCCGACAACGCTGGCGTTGCGGTGATGCGCGGTTCAACCGACCAAGGGTTGGAGCTCGTCATGACCAAGCGTTTCGACCAGAACACTCTCACGACCAAGTATCGTGTGGACACGTTCTACGGGGTTGTCAACAAGCAGCCCGAAATGAGTGGTATCATCCTGTTCAATCAGGTATAGTTCCCGCAAACGGGGGGTGGCCCTTCGGGGCCATCCCCTTAACTTAACTGAAACCAAGGACTTATGCCGCTCAAGAAGGGTTATTCACAGAAGACAATCTCCTCGAACATCAGCAAGGAGATGAAGTCCGGCAAACCGCAGAAGCAAGCGATTGCAATCGCGCTCTCGAGCGCTCGCAAAGCGAAGCAAGCGGCTGGAAAACCCGTCGGCAAACTGAAAAAATGACTGATTTCCCCATCATGGTGTACCGCTCGCCAGGCAAAAGCCCTGCGCGATATGGCACCTACGACTACTGCGGCGTCGAATCACAAGACGAACTCGATGAAGCCCTCTCTTTGGGCTGGAGTTTGAGTGTTGAAGAGGCTGTGGACGTCTACAACAAGGCCGTTGAGGCCGCTGTAAGGCTCAAGAACGAGCCGAAAGTGAAGATTGTGGTCAGTGAGCCCGAATCCGAGGCTGCGCCTGCTCCTGAGGCTGCTGGAGAGCCGGTTTTGCTGGCTGAAGAAGACGAAGAAGAAGACAAACCGCGCCGCAAGCGCAAATAACCGCATGGGATACACTAAACGCCAGTTCGTTGAGGCCGCTTTTGAGGAACTCGGGCTGGCGTCTTATGTGTTTGACCTCACGCCGGACGAGCTTCAGTCAGCGGTGCGTCGGCTTGATGCCATGGTGGCGCAGTGGTACGCGAAAGCCATCCAGATTGGCTACCCTTTAACCAACTCGCCTGACAACGCTGACCTCGACACGCAGACCAATGTGCCGCTAACAGCCAACGAGGCGGTCATCTTGAATCTGGCGATGCGTATCGCCCCGCAGTACGGCAAATCGCCTTCGCCTGACACCAAGACAGGCGCGATTGCTGGCTACCAGACGCTCCTCATGCAGAGCGCCAACGTCCTTCAGCAGCAGTACCCTTCGCAGATGCCTGCTGGCGCTGGCAACAAGGATGTGGACTGGCCGTTCTTGCCGGTTCCGTCTCTTGGCCCCATCGAGCAACAACCCAACGGTCAGCTTCTCTTCCTCTAACATGGCTATTCAAAATCTTGATAACGTCGATAGCATCAGCAACTCGACGTTGTTTGCTGTCAACCAGAACGGGCTCGATTATAACTGCACCGCAGCGGTGGTGGCTGACTTCATTGAGCAGAACGTCACGGTCAACGATGGCAAGGTCATCCAGTACTCCTCGCCGATTAGCGGCTCGACGGTCGCCATTAGCGGCACGAACAACAGCGTGTGGCTGGTGCTTACGCCCATTAGCACAGTGGCCTCGCTGACGATCCAACTCCCGCAGGTCTCGGGCTGCGTGGCAAACCAAGAGATTCTCATCAACACCACCCAGACAATCACCTCGCTCACGGTGAACCTGAACGGTGCGGTCGGAGGCGGCGTTCCGACGACTCTCGCGGCAAACGGCTTCTTCACACTCCGGTTCGAGCCGGTCATCCAAAAATGGTATCGCGTAGGCTAATATGACACTCCCATTCAATCCCTCTTACGGCAGCGGACAAACCCAGTCAGCAACTGGAACTTCCGCCCAGTACAGCATTCGCTCTGGCACCCGCAGTATCTGCGTGACCAACACTGGTTCAACCAATCCGGTGTTTGTCCGCATCGGGCAGGGCACAATTACCGCAACGACCGCTGACTACATCGTCATGCCGAGTAGCCAAGTGTCCCTTGGCAAGTTTGAGGACGATAACGTCATTGCAATCATCTCGCCTTCCGGAACGACGGTTAACTTCATCTGCGGCGCTGGCCTGTGATTCGTTACCTCTCAAGACGACGCTCGAAGACGCCTGCGGGGCCCACGGTGACCCCGCCAGGACCGCCTCCCGCCGCGTCGTTCTACCTGCGCCCTGGTGGCGGAACGAACTACTATCGCCGGCCAGGCGGCGTTGACCGGTACATCAGACCCTAAAGCATATGCCTGACATTACAGTATCCTCTGACATCGACTCCTTCATGCAGTCTGCCAACCGGCAGGCTGCGATGGACAACCTCGCCGGCGCAACGACCTCCGGTCAGTACCTTCGCGGGAACGGATCGGACGTTGTTATGTCGGCAATCCAAGCTGCTGACGTTCCAACGCTCAACCAGAACACTACCGGCACGGCGGCTGGTCTGTCCGCAACGCTGGCTGAGACGTCTGGCGGCACGGGGAAGACGAGTTACACGAACGGCCAACTTCTCATCGGTAACTCGAGTGGTGGTCTCACCAAGGCTACGCTGACGGCAGGCTCGAACGTGACCATCACCAACGCGAGTGGAGCAATCACGATTGCTTCCAGCGGTGGGAGCGCAACGCCGACGGACGTGCAAGTGTTCACCTCCAGCGGGACGTGGACGAAGCCAGCTGGGGCGGTGTCGATAGATTTGTTTGTTGTTTCAGCCGGAGGTGGCGGGGCTTCTGGAAGAAAAGGCGGGGCTGGGTCAGCGGCTCCAGGGGGAGGCGGTGGTGGAGGCGGCTCGTTTACCATGCGGTCTTTTCAAGCGTCTCTGCTTGGAGCAACTGAAACTGTAACGGTAGGCGCAGGAGGAAGCGGAGGGGCTTCCGTAACGTCAAACGCAAGCAATGGGAACTCAGGCGGTGCTGGAGGAAACTCATCGTTTGGAAGCTGGGTCGCTGTCGCTGGCGGTGGCGGTGCTGGAGTTGTAACGACGGCATCTGGACCTGGCGGATCATCTGCTTCAGCTCGCGCAATGTTTCAAGGTGGCAGCGGAAGTGCTGGCGGAACTGGAGCGGGAGTGGCTGGCGTTAACTCTGTTGCAGCGGCAGGCGGAGGAGGTTCTGGCGGTGGACTTGCAGCAACAACTCCCGCAGCAGCAGCAGGGGGGGCTGGTGGCGTTGCCTTGGCAGCATTTATTACTGGCGGGCAAGCGGCAGCAGGAGCAAGCGGTGGCGGCAACGGAGGAACAGGTCCAAACGTAACAACAAACACCGCCATACCATCAAGTGGAGGCGGAGGTGGAGGATCATCGATTACAGCAACAAATGGCGGCAATGGAGGAAACGGTGGTTTTTACGGAGGCGGAGGTGGTGGAGGCGCGGCTGGCCTTGATGCAACCAACAATTCTGGCGCAGGCGGAAATGGAGCAGATGGTATTGTTATCGTAATAACCTACTTCTAAACAATGAGATACGCAATCGTTGACGACGCGAGCAAGGTCGTTTTGAACATCATCATCTGGGATGGCACAAGCCCGTACACGCCGCCAGCCGGCACGACGCTTGTGAACGTCGACGGTATCCCATGCGACATCGGTTGGATTGAGCAACCAGACGGCAGCTTCGCCCCTCCTCCTGAAGAGTCCAATGGCTAAGAAACAAGTCAACCTCTCGGTCTCTCGCGGCGAGAAGCTCCCAGTGTCTCAAGGTGCTGGGCTCACCGCGAAAGGCCGTGCAAAGTACAACCGCGCCACAGGCTCGAACCTGAAGGCTCCAGCACCCAACCCCAAGACGAAGGCAGACGAGGGCCGCAAGGCGTCGTTCTGTGCGCGTATGAGCGGGATGCCTGGGCCCATGAAAGACGAGAAAGGTCGCCCCACCCGCAAAGCTGCTTCACTCAAACGCTGGAACTGCAAATGAAAAAAGGACTCTACGCCAACATCCACGCCAAACGCGAACGCATCGAAGCCGGTAGCAAGGAGAAGATGCGCAAACCAGGCTCCAAGGGCGCCCCGACCGCTGCTGCATTCAAAGCTTCTGCCAAGACCGCCAAGAAGAAGTAATGCAAGTTCCACTGCTCAGCGGTATCTACACGGACGGGGCCGGCGACTTTCGCCGCAGCTACCCGCGCAACTTGGTGCCCGTCGTTCAGCCATCTGGCTTGAGCGAGGGCTACCTGAGACCGGCTGACGGGATTAAACAGTTCGCGGTAGGCCCTGGGGTTGACCGTGGCGGCATTGAGTGGAACAACGTGCTCTACCGCGTGATGGGCACGAAGCTCGTCTCGGTGAGCTCGCTGGGGAACGTGGTAGTGCTCGCGGATGTGGGCGGCAGTGGTCAGGTGACGCTTGACTACTCGGAGACGCTGCTGGCGATTCTTTCCAGCGGAACGCTGTACTACTGGGATGGCTCTGCGCTCACTAGCCTCACGCCTGACCCTGCCATGGGGCCAATCACGGACTTCTGCTGGGTTGATGGGTACTTCTTTCTGACGGACGGGTTCTTCATCGCTACGACGAACTTGGTCAACCCGACCATCGTTCAGGCCAAGGCGACATCCGAAGCCGATCCAGACCCCATCATCTCGATTCAGAAGTTCCGGAACGAGGTCTATGCGATTAACCGACATACCATTGAGCTCTTCAACAACGTCGGTGGAGACATCCTATCCTTCCCGTTCGCTCGCATCGAAGGAGCCCAGATTCAACGGGGTGGAATCGGAACGTACTCCTGTTGCGTATATCTGGATTCTGTGGCTTTCGTCGGAGGCGGACGCAACGAGGCGCCCTCGGTATGGTTGGCGTCCGGAGCCAACACCGTCAAAATCGCTACACGGGAGATTGACCAGATTCTGGCAACTTACTCTGAAGCTGCTCTGGCTGCGACTATCTGTGAAACACGTCTGTACAACGGACTTAACCACCTCTACATCCACCTTCCAGACCACACGCTAGTCTACGACGGCGCAATCTCGCAGGTCGCCGGCCAAGCCATCTGGTTCACGCTGGCTGACGGTCTATACGGCAACAGCAGCTACCGCGCACGCAACTTTGTGTACGCTTACGACAAGTGGATTTGCGGGGACACCTCAGCGCCCAATCTCGGCTACGCGGTTCAAGACATCTCCTCGCTCTGGGGCGAGCGCGTCGGCTGGCAGTTCGAGACGCAAATCTTCTACAACGAAGGCAAAGGCGCCATCTTCCACGAACTGGAGCTCGTTGCCCTGCCTGGGCGCGTGGCCATTGGCATAAACCCGACCATCTTCGCAAGCTACTCAACTGATGGCGTCACCTACTCGCAACAGCGTGGCATTCTCGCTGGCAAGACTGGAGACCGCAACAAGCGCCTAACGTGGATGCGCAACGGTCGCATGGGAGACTGGAGAACGTATCGCTTTCGCGGGACGAGCGACGCGCACTTGTCAATGGCCCGTTTGGAGGCGCGGCTTGAGCCGCTTGTGTGGTAAATGGCCAACTCCATCAAGCCCAACCGGAATGACCTTGCCAAGTTCTTGCCCGACCAGCGCCTCATCCGCGCCTTCGAGCAACTCTTCGAGTACGTTCCAGCCAGCATCGACGCCAACACCATTGACTCGTATAACTCTCAGACGTCTGCACAGCAGGCGCTTGACACGGTTGAAGCCCTTCGCAGCGTCATCGAGCTCGCTTCTACAGCGCCTACTGCGCAGGCTAACCAGATTGCTGAACTAGCCCAGCAGGTAGCCCTGCTTTCACAAGCTCCACCGGTAGAGCAGCAGAAGAACCCGAGGTACGGCACTTTCTACGACACCACAACGCAGAACGCAGCGGCCATAAACACGGCGTACGGCGTCACGTTCAACTCGACTGACCTCAGCTTCGGAGTGAGCATTGGGACGCCGGCAAGCCGCATCTACGTTGATTCTGAGGGGGTGTACAACTTCCAGTTCTCGCTGCAACTGGACAAGACTGCTGGGGGCGTTGGCTTGTTCTACCTGTGGGCGCGAATCAACGGCGTTGACCAAGCCAACTCAGCCACCCAGATACGAATCCAAGGCAACAACGCAGAAAGTGTTGCAGCATGGAACTTCGTGTATAAGATGACTGCGGGAGATTATTTTGAGCTCATGTGGTCCGTGGACACCGTGGACATCGAGATCAAAGCTTTTACCGCAGCCCCACCGGTGCCTGACATTCCGTCGGTCATTTTAAGCGTCACCAACAACATCTCCTGACATGGCTGTAACCGTCAAAAACATCATCCCGCCCAAGCAGGCTGAGGCTACCGCGACATCCCAGTATCAGGCGGTGAACTGCAAGTGCATCATCGACAAGTTCACGGTGACCAACACGGCGGCTGCGAACGTCTCCATCTCGGTGAACCTGATTACGCCCTCGGGTTCTGTTGCTGCCAGCAACCGCATCTTGTCCTCGAAGGTCGTCGTACCGAATGAGACCTACACCTGCCCAGAGCTCGTCGGGCAGGTTCTTGAGTCCGGTGGCATCATCTCAACGACCGCCAGCGCAGCAACCTCGCTCACCATTATGGCTTCTGGGAGGGAAGTGACCTAGAGATGGATTCGCTGGTTTCAGTTCCTGTAAACGATCAGATTGAGAACCTCGAAAGAGAACTTCTCAATCTGCCTCAGGTTGAATGCCCTCTGAAGCATAACTTTGCCCCAGGGGTATATATGCGTGAGATAACGATGCCAGCAGGCAGTCTCATCATTGGGCATGAACATCTTACAGAGCACTTCAATGTGGTGCTTACCGGTAAAGCTCGCGTGATGATTGATGGCGTCATCGAAGACCTTGTTGCGCCATGTTACTTCATTTCAAAACCGAATGTCCGCAAGGTGCTTTACATCGTTGAAGAGATGAAGTTTGCAACCATTCATCCAACTGACGAGACCAGTGTGGAGGTTCTTGAAAACACTTTGATTCGCAAAAGCAACTCTTTCATCAAACACGAAGAAGCAAAAGCTCTACTTGAGAACCCATCAACTAAGGAGGACTAAAAATGGCATTTGTAGCTGTAGGAGCTGGATTAGGTGTAGGAGCAGCAGTTGTTGCTGGTAGCGTAGGCGCAGGCACTGCCCTTGGGGTTGGTGGAACTGCTTTGCTTGCAGGTGGATTAGCTTCCAGTGTTGCATCGCAGGCAATGGCAGCGAAAAAAGGATCGGCTGCTGCACGGGCCGCTGCTGATGCGCAGAAGAAAGGTCAAGACGCTGCCATTGCTGAACAGCGTCGTCAGTTCGATACGATGCGCGAGATTCTTGCGCCATACGTTACGGCTGGAAGACCTGACCTCACGCAGGAGTATATCGGCGCAGGAGCAGGTGCCATCCAACAGATGCAGCGCCTTGCCGGTCTTGGTGGAGAACAGGCGCGTCAACAGGCGCTCTTTCAGGCGAGGCAATCACCGCAGTTCACGCAGCTCTCTCAAATCACGCAGTCGAATGTTGACGAGTATCTTCGCAACAGAGAGCAGGAGCTTGCTAATTTCCAGAGGTCTGCGGCGTACAAAAAGCCGACTCTTGCACAAGGTCAAAAAGGCTCTACCGCTATCAAGCAGGCGCAAGAGGATTTGATTGCTCAGTTCAAACTGGAAACTGACAAGGGTATTCGTGACATAGAAGCGCAAGGATTTGAGCAACAACAGGCGATTCTTAATCCGATTCTTCAGGATCAGCAATACGAGCAAATCGGAAGGCAGCAGCAACAGCAGGCCATCCAGCAAATCGAGCAGGGACCACTGTTCCAAGAGCTCGCTCGTCAAGGCGAGGCCGCTCTGCTTGCGAACGCCTCGGCCACCGGTCGTAGAGGCGCCGAGGACACGCAGGCAATGCTTGGCAAGCTTAGGCCGCAGCTTCTCAACTCACTCATTGAACAGCAGTACGCGAAGTTTGCCGGTCTTGCTAATGCTGGTCAAACCGCTGCTCAGAACCTACTCAACATCGGTCAAGCATCTGCTGCTGGCACGGCTAACATGGGCATTCAGTCTGGTGGGGCAATCAGCAACCTTTTGGCTCAACAGGGAGCAACTCAAGCTGCCGGCATCACCGGTGCGGCAAACGCTCAGATTGCCGGTATGACGGGTGCGGCAAACGCGTTTTCTGGCGGATTACAAAACTTTGCCCTGCTGAATATGCTTGGCGTTGGCGGTGGTGGAAGTGGCATTTCTGGATTTGGAAGAATTGGACAAGGCATAGCTGTTCCAGAGGGGTTGCCGGTATAGTTGATTTTCAAAACGCAATCTAACTTTATGGCCGATTTCAACATCTCCATCCCGCAACCAAACACCGGTGCGTTTGGCGGCAACTTGCTGCAAGGTCTCTCGGCCATCGAGGGCATCAAGGCCGCACGCGCACAGCAGGCCCTCGAGCAACAACTGGCTCCGCTTCGCTTGCAGCAGGCCGAGCTTGGCGTGCAGTCTCAGCGCCAACAGATGGCACAGAGCGCGGCAGCGGCAGGACGCGCAGCGTTTGGGTTCAACCAACAGCTACAGGCACTTCAAGCCGAGAAGCAAAGAAAGACGCAGGTAGGCACGGCCTTTGATGCCTTCTTAAAGGCAGAAGACGCCGGTGTGGATGCGATTGCTCCGGCAATGGGCATCTTGAACAAGGATGAGTTTGACAAACTTCAGTCAGCAGCACAGGTCAGGCTTGCTCAAATCATTGGCAAAATGGATCCCGATAATCCACAGCCAGAGCTTGTAAAGCAGTTTTCAGAACTCAGCGCCATGTTGCCTCCAGCCGAAGGCAAAAGATTTGATGACATCCGAAACGCGCTGCCAAACAAGTACCGTGAGGGGCTTACATCAACGTTGAACGATGCCGCTCTATTTGGCTTGGCCGGAGAAAATGACAAGGCGTTAAAGCTGATGGATGACCAGATTGAGGCATTCGGCAAGGATCAGAATCCCGCAGCGCAAGCGATGTCAAAGCAGCTTCAATCTGCCCGTGACAAGTTGAACGAAGACACAAAGCCAGCAGTTTGGGCAACTGTACTTTATGGTACTGCTCTTAAGAGCGGAGACTCTAAAATGGTAGAAGCAGCAACTAACTTCCTCAAGGAACGCGCTCCGGATCAGCTTGCTAAGACCGAGGCTGAGACCATGAAAGCGGAAGCTGCTGCGCTTAAGGACATTCAAGAGCTAGGGACTACTCCAACAAGAACTCTCAACAAGGTTGATGAAAAAATCCTTACTGCCGAAAGTTCTATTCCAATTGGCTTCACCAGCGACACATACGACGTTCTGAAAAGGTTTGAAAACGCACCCATAAAGAACGCTGGGTTAACTGCTAAAGTCTCAGATATTTTCAAAAATGCAGCTTTTGGTGGAGATGAAATCACCAAGCTTAGGAAAGAGATTGATTCGATTCTGACAAGCGACTCGTTTAGAAAATACCAGGCTTTTACAAAGGGCGCTACGTCAGACAACGATGCGAAAATTGCAAAAAGTTTCAACATCAGTGCAACGGCTAAACCAGAGTTTGTAAAACAAGCACTTACGGCCATAATCAACACTGCCGAAAGAGCAAGCCGGTACGATGAAGCGGAAAAGGCATGGGCTAGAGAAATAGGGATGCTAGAAAAATCCAAGGAGAACATGGATATTCTTGGGGTAAAGGTCAAGAAGGGAGACAATTACACCGCTTTCAAAAACAATCTCCTAAAAGAGCTTGATAGGGTCAACTTTGTTGACGAAATCGGAAGGCAAAAAGAACAGGATCAAAAGGAAACTGAGGGGCGTACGATGGAGAGCAAGAGGGTCCAAAAAGGAGCGGGTCCTGATTTCAAGAGGCTAGGTGAAATGCAAGAGATCAGAGGAGTGCAATTTCAACTTGTTGAATAATGCCAACTTACCGCATTGAAATTAACGGAAGAAAGGTTGATGTTCAGGCGGGTTCTCCTGAAGAGATTCCAGACATTTATAATAAGCTTAAGGATGTTATCCCGACAAAAGAAGCGGCCAACATCCCCGAAGGCGGCCCGTTCGAGCGTCCTCCTGGAGAGCTTCAGACCCAGCCATTCTTTGGCAACCAGGCCCGTGAGGAAGCCAACCTCAACCGCAACGTCCCTCCAGAGCTCATCGCTGAGCTTCGACAGGCTCAGACCGGTGAAGCGCCAACGCAGACGGAAGTGGAGTCCTTTAAGAAGGCAGCCGGTTCACGGTCTACGAGGGACTTCTTCAACAACCTCGTTTCGCAGGGCGCGATTGATTTAGGCTCATCCTTCAATCCAGAGCAGTCGCCAACGCTTGCCGGCGCGTGGGAGAAGTACAAGCAGGAGATGGAGCCTTCCTTTTTTGGAGCAATGGCGCGTGGAGCCGCAGAACAGATTGCTCCAGCAATCGGCGGTCTGGCTGGAGGTGCTCTTGCTGGAACTTTGACGGCCAATCCAATCGTTGGAATCGCCGGCGGTGTTGCTGGTGCAAAAGCTGGAGCAGAACTTCAGCAAGAAATCTTCCCGCCAACCCAAGCGGAGTTGGCTCAACGCCGGTTCGATGAGGCAAGAACCGGCGCTAGTATAGGCAGAACCATTGGGAGTTTTGCGCCATCAGTGGCCACCGGTGTCCCATCCGCTTCGCGCATTGCAGGGATTGCTGGAGTTGGATCACAGGCTGCTGTTGCTGCCGCACGCAGCATGGCCCTTAGGGAGGGCGCTATTGGCGCTGGAGCGTCATTTGCTGCGGCTGGAATGGAGGGCAGGCTGCCAACGGCGCGAGAGATAGCAGAAGGCGCTATCATGGGTGCCATCACGCGCCCAACGGATTTTGGGACGGCAATGATGATGCCGCGCAAACAACGCACCGAGCTTGCTGGAAGAAGAAGCGCCGAGCAAACGGTGCAGGAGTTTGCTGGCGGCGAAAAACCAGCGGAACTGGCCGCGACTGCAATCGAGCAGGGTATCCCCACGTCCCCAGGGGCGACGTTCTTCGCCGGTGAGATTTCAGGTAACGAAGGGCTGCTTGGATTGCAGGAAGCTCTGATGTCAACCAGTTCCGGACTGCGCAACATCCGCCAGCAAACACGCGAAGCGGTTGCTTCTGATTTGGGCGCAACGCTACAGCCGCAGGGAGGCGCCGGTATTGAGGCCGCTCAAGGCGTCATCCAAGCCCAACACGACAAGCTTATCAGAGCTGCTGAAGCCGCCAGAGACAGCGCCATTGAAAAAGGCAACCGCGAAGCGATAAGCGCCTTCAACGATGCTCTCGCCGAGTCCAGAAACAACCTTAAGGCAGCCCAGCAGGGGGCGATTGCCGCTGATGCTGCTCTTGAAGCAAGCGCGGCGCGTCTAAAGCAGGCTGGTCAGCAGTTTGCTCAGGCGCAAAGAGGCCGGTCTCGGTCTGACTCAAGCATAACCGTTGAAGAGGTGCTGCTGAGGAACGCTAAGGAGGAAAAGGTACTGCACGATGAGGCATATGCAAAAGCTCGCGAGGAGACCGGTGATCTTGTCGTTGACTACACGAATACCATCGAGGCTCTAAAACGTGTTCAGAAGGAGGCTGGAAAGCGGGGACAGATTCCAGACTACCTCTCGAAGATGATTCGAGATTTGATTAGGAAACCGGACAAAAACAGGGTCAACAGGGTTGAGGACATTGATTCTGATTACCGGAACATTTCGGGAGAACTCTCAGACACCGACAACCGCACCTATCAACGGTGGCTGGGGATGGTTAAAGATTCGCTTAAGGCAGACCTAGAAACTGCCGGTAACGCTTCTCCGCTGTTTGCAAGGGCCAACAGGCTGTTTTTTGATTACGCACGCAAGTACATCGACGGTCCTGCTTCAGGTGTTGTTACGAGCGCGGCCAACAAAAAGACATCTGCAAGCAAGACAATCGACGCCTACACGTCCGACCTTGAATCCTTAATGCAGCTTAAGGAGTCAGTCAAAGGGGACCCCGCTGCACAGCAGGCTATTGACAACTGGTTTGTTGATAAGTTCTCCGAAGAAGTTGGGTCTGCGCCAACTGTCAAGAGCATGGAAAACTGGGCCATGCAAGGGAAGAACAGGGAGTTTTCCAGAGTGTTCCCATCTGCAAGGGCTGCTGTCGATAAAGCTCAATCGGCCATCCGTACAGCGGAAGCTGGCGTTGAGCGTGCGCAGCAAGAGAAAACACTTGCCCGTGAACTTGCCACCGAGGCAAAAGCTGAATTTGCTGAAAAAGAAGTCGGCGCAAAACAGCGCGAAACGGTTATTGAAAGAGAGAAGAGGCAACAGGCCAAAGAAGCGTTCAGGAACGAGCAGGAGCGCATCCAAGGCATGGCTGTGAACAAGATTCTCGGCAAGGACGCTAAAATGGCTTTAACCAGCATTTTCAAGTCCGACGACCCTGTTGGAATGACCTCTGAAATCATGGCGACTCTGCGTGGCAACAAGCAGGCTGAAGAAGGTTTCAAGAATGCGCTTAGCAGCTATCTCAATGAAAATCTGCGTAGCAATTCACGGGTTGAGACAACGCTCAACAAAGCGGAGCCGGTAAAGCCAGACGAGTTTGCTGCTCTTTTTGGAAAGCTGAACGACTTCCTTACTGAGGGATTGAGAGAGCGGGCCGTGCTGGAGAAGGTGTACGGCAAAGATTCCAAGGAGATGAAAGCTTTGGACATCATTCGCAAGCAGTACGAACTGCTCGCTCGTCCGACAAGAACGACCCAGGGCCAATCACAGACAGCTCTCAGAACCGCGATTGGCAGCAATCTCTCCGACATAAACAAGAACAACTCACTCGGGGCGCTGCAACGCATCGCTGCTGGTCTCGATGAGAAAGTCGGAGCTGGGGCAAGGTTCTTCACCGCTGTTTCGTCACTGCTTCGATTCGCTTCAAAAGGAGACCCGTCTAAAGTTGCCTTGAACATCCTTGTTGAAGCGCAAACCAACCCGAAATTAGCCGCCGAGCTTCTCAGGGGCCAAACACCTGATAGTATCAAGAAACTACGCCCCTACGCTAAGTTCTACGGCCAGAAACAATCCGAAAAGGAGGAAAAGTAACACACCATGCCATACATC